CGCCGCCAAATCCTCGACGCGATTCGCAATGATGGTCGCGTGATTCGTGACCACCGTATCATCGGATTCGAGCACCGAAATCGTCGGCCCTACCGCACTGGTATTGACCTCAGAAACGAAATTGAGCGTGATCGTCGCCCAATCCGCACCTAGACAATCAAAGCTGGCCGATGCAGTCGCCGCAGCAGTAATCGCCCGCGCCGCAACCAGTTGACTGTCAATTTCTTTCATCGTTTGAATCATCGTTTTCTCCTTATGACGCGGCGGTAATCAAACCGACCACTGGACCGGGCACCCGCAAAGCGGCGGTTGCACTCGCATTCCCCACGTCATGGACGTTAATGTCGAATCGCTCTGTACCGCGAACCGCCATACAGTCGGCGGCAAAGGTATTGAGCGAACCGATGGTAGCGTGCTCGCTGAAGGAAACCGTCGTCATTCGCCGGTCGCCAAAGTCGGCGGCCAGTGATAGATCGCCCAACAAAGCGCAAATCTGCGATACGGCGGTGACTTTCGGCATGACCTGCGATACGACAACTTCATAACCCAGGAAGCTATGCCGCGGCTGACCCTCCAGCATCGCCATTGTCATCCCGCCCGCCGCGATCATCAGGTTTTCCATCACCGAACCCCAGAACGTCTTATGGACGAACCACTTTGCGTTCGGGGTATCAGCGTATTGCGGCAGCAAGCCTACGACGTTGGCAAAGTCGCCTAAAACGATTTCGCCCCATGTGTCTTTACCGCTAGTGGATGAACCTCCAGCAGAATACAGACCCGCAATGTTTGCAACCGTAGCATTCAGGTTCGACAACGCACTACGAGCGCCGACGATTCCACCATAGGTGGATGTACCGTCGCCGTTGAAGCCGCATTCATCTTCTTTGTTAGCGAATGCGTAGGCGATTTCGCCGCTCAGATCGTCACCGATGTTGATGATCGCGTCCTCATTCAACTCGGACGTGACCGTACTCAGCGTCATAATCTTCTTCGGCGTGAGTGAAACCTGATCCCAGGTCTTTGTGGACTCAGTACCCGCAACGCCTTCGCCGACAAAGTACGCGGTCAATCCGCCCGTACGTCGCATCCGAATCAAGTGATCCGAACTCATCGGAATGACTTTCGCGTAACGACGGAACACGCCGTATGCTTCACGTAAGTCGATGAGATCGCGGTTGAGTTCATCCGGCACGACGTAACCGCCGCTCGGATTTACGTTTTCCTGATGCAGAAAGTAGTCGCCATCCGAACTTTCCCGGTCGGCAACGAGCAACAGTCCGTTATCCCGGCACCATCGCATGGGGCCGGACTTGCCCATGCACGCGAGATAGTACATCCCCGCGCGATATGCCGACTTGACGGCCTCGTCACCGAACCGTTCGCGGGTAAAGTTCTTCAACGCACCGTGACGTTTCGGCGTGGCAAACACTTTCGGCTTGTCATCGGTCGCCGAACCCACCGGAGGCGGCGTCGATTGCCGACCCTGCGACCGACTGAAGCGGTCTGCCCGCTCCACCCGTGCGATACGCTCATCGAGGGCTTCGACCTCACCGGACAATGAATCGAAGGAGGTTTTTTCCTCCGCCGTCATATCCCGATTGGCGGTCTCAGCCGCTTCAAGGAGCTTTCTTGCGTCGTTGGCCTTGGCAAGGCGCAGCTCGGCAAGTTCCTTAAAAGTTGGCATTTTCTATTCTCCGCGTGTCGAGACGTGGCAACGAAAAAACGAGGCACGCCGCCGACACGGACAATGTTTCGTCCGAACCGAGCAGCCGTAATCCTCGTCCTAACGCGGAGCTTGGCTTGCTATTATGGCCTTCGACCGGATACGCCCTGGCGTCCATGACCCCTGCGGGCCGTCGATTTAGCCACTAATATTCACTTTCTAACCGCTAGTCTAACCCACACCCACCCCAAAGTCAAGCAATCTTTGTTTTCTTTGCCCCCTTGCCGTATCCTACCCGCTTTTTGGCGACCGCCATACGCTGTTCGGCGTCGCGTTTATCTACAATTTCGGCTTGCACGCCGTCTGCTTCAAACTGTTTTCGCTTCGCCTCCCAAGCCGCAAGCCGGAGGTCATGTTTCATCATTTGGTCGCAAAGTTGCTGCGGTTTCGTGGTCGCTTCCCAGCCAAGTAGCCGCTTTGCCTTGCTGGCGTCACCGCACAAGTCGGGAACCTCTGACGGACGTAAGTATCGTTGGTCGATTACCACATGATCCCGCCAATCGCGGTCGATGTAGCTAAACGCCAGTTCCAGCCACGCCCGCACGGTGAGACTCAAGCCCGTAGCGACTACAAAATCATCCGGCGTCGAATGCTGCACGATTCGCCAAATGGCGTCGGCGTAATCGCCCGCGAATCCCCAGTCACGTTTAGCGTCCAGGTTGCCGAGATAGAGCTTATCCTGCAAGCCGTAATAGATACGCGACGCGGCCATAGTGATCTTCCGTGTCACAAAGGTTTGGCCGCGTCGCTCGGACTCATGGTTGAACAGTATTCCGTTACTCGCAAACAAACCATAAGCCTGTCGGTAGTTCACGGTTTGATGGTAGGCGTAGACCTTCGCGCAGGCGTAGGGACTACGCGGTCTGAATGGTGTTGTCTCGCTTTGCTTCGCGGGCGAGTCGCCGAACATTTCGGAACTGGACGCCTGATAGAACTTCACTTCGCGGTGGGTCGCGTCCCGGTAATCGCGGATTGCTTCAAGCAAGTGCAAGCAACCCATCGCTACGGTTTCGACAGAGTACACCGGCTGATCGAAGCTGACCCTGACGTGGCTTTGGGCCGCAAGATTGTAGACCTCGTCGGGCTTTGCCTTGCCGACAATGGTTCGCAGACTCAGCGGGTCGAGCATATCGCCGTAGTGGAGGTGCAGTTTATCGAAAATGTGGTCGATGCGTTCGGTGTTGAAGCTGGACGACCTACGAATGATGCCGTGGACTCCGTAACCTTTGGCGAGCAGCAGTTCGCTTAAATAGCTGCCCGTTTGCCCGGTGATGCCACTAACCAAAGCAACGCGGCGGTCCATAGCCTAAAGACTACGAACCGCCGCGAGAATGTCAAATACTTAACTCAACCGAACATAACACAACCCACCTGAACAAACCTCAACTAGACCCAACACTCAACTCGACCAAACCCAACGGAACCGGACTGGACCGGACTTGACTAGACGGAACTCGACTCAACGTAACATGACGCTATTTCTTTTTCCCGTCAATCAGTTCCACGCCATACTTCCCGAACCGGCCCGGCGTTGACGGTGCCCCAGGCCGCTGGTCGCCGACTCCGATCATCGAACCCGCCCGCTCGAAAATCTGCATGATCGTTTTTGGTGACAGGATTTCGTCGTCAAACGTCGCATTGACAACGCAAGACCATTCGGCGATGCGTGGCCGCGCCCGTAGCACGCCTTGACGTTGAACCACTGCGCGGCAGACGTAGATTTCGTACTCCTTGATAGGCTTCCCGGTTTTCGGGTGGACGAGGGCCATTCGCTCTTCGGGAATATCGAACCCGGCGGCGAGCACGATCTTGGCCGAGACCTTGTTGATCTTCAATCCGCCCGCCGCTTTGCGAAGCGAACCGATGAACCAATCCCCCTTAGCGTAGAGCGAGCCGTCGGGCAGCTTGTAAGCTTTGCTTGCTGCCTCATCTTCCGGCGTGGGGATGGACTTCTTTTTGGCGTCTCCGGTATCTCGCCCGTACGACGCCGGATTGTTCATCACCAACGGCGTTTTGCCTACCACTTTGAAGCTGATTTTCTGTTCCACGAGAGATTCCTTTCAAAGAAAGTAACTGGACTTAACGAAACCAAACCGGACACAACATAACTAGGCCTGACGGAACCCATCAAAACGCAGCACTTGACAGGACTTGGCCTGACCCAACCCAACAAAGCGCAACGTAACGAAACATCACCTAACACGGCACTCGACTGAACTAAGCCCGACACGGCTAGACTCGACACAACACGACACAACAGAACTTGGCCAGACCCTTTCATCACATCGCCTTTTTCTTGAGATCAGCGAGAAATTCGTGCAGTAATCCGTGCAGGGTTTTCAGGGCGTCCAGCATTTCGGCGTTGTCGAGGTCAATGGCCTTGTTCTTAACGAGATCAATGACCTGATTAACGTAGAATCGCTGCTGCATTCCGCCAGCCCGTTCATTGACGCCTTGAATCCGGGTAGGCAATTCCTGTCCCGCGTAATGGTGAAGCGTTCGTTTCAAAGCTACGTCTTTACCCTTCACGCGGGCGAGCTTGTTTTCGATGAGTTGCCTGTACTTGCGTTCGGAAATCGCGGCGGTGGTCACGATCTCCTCGTCCTTCATGCCCAAGTCGCGGGCCTTGACGATGCAATGGGCGATGTCGAAGTTGGAAAGCGCCCTACCGTGCCGTGCGTTCAACCGCCAAGCATCCGCGAACCGTTCCCGGTCGGTTTCATAATGGCGTAAATCGCAGGGAAGCGACCACTTTGGATCGTCCTCATGCAATCGGCGGTAGGCGGTAATGCGATGAAACCCGTCAACGACCCGGAGAGTTTCGGCGCAGGCCACGATGGGCGGCAAATCCTCGCCCGCTTCCAAGGCGTCAAGCAACCGAACGACGGTCGTTGAGTCGATGTCATGGCGGGGATAAAGGGCATAATCGAGGACCAAATCACCTAAGCAGACCTTTTTCTGTGGCGGCATGGGCCGTCTCCTTTCAAAAGGCCCGCGCGATCGGCGCTCGCTGACAGGCAAAGACGCGCAACCACACGGGCCAAGTTTTTCTAGGAAAGCCTGTCAGCTACGGATAGCATACTACATTCCGCAGCCTTGTCAACAAGAAAATGAAAAAAATCTTAGAGGTCTAAAAGACGCCGTTTCGCGGCCAAAAGACGAGCGGGACAAGGCTTTTCTGCCACAGCTTCGACGCCGATCGTGGTTCGGCCTTCCTCGAAAGCCGGGAAAGTCACCGGGCTAACGTCCCACAGCTTGAATTCGTGAATCGAAATCACGTCCAAATCGGGATCGGAATGAAGCATCTCGCGTATAATAATGCCACCGAATGACATCTGCTTAACGTCGCCGCGAGCCACAAGAGTGTACATATCCCGCCCAAACTGGGTATCCGGCAAGTCCATTTCGATCTTCAGGCCCTTGGCATCTTCGGCGAGCTTGAGCGAACCGTTCGACGTGCGACCCAACACCATATCCGCCGAGTGATTGAACATCGCAACCACGTCATCGCGGGCAATCGAAGCGGCAAACGCACCGGGAACCACCGTAAAGCAATACCCGCCGCGATCTTCGCTCAGGCAGTTGAAGGTTGTGGCGTAACCAACGAGCTTTCGAGTAACCACCGGCTCGCCCTGCTCGAAATGTCGCACGCCATTTTCAGGAAACGCCTCAACCGGCAAAGCGCCAGCCTTGAACTCTACGCTACCCTTAAACGACGCCTCGAATCGCTGATACTTCACCGCAGCCGAATGACCGTCTCGCCATTCCTTCATGCAAATCGCAACTGCCTGATCGGTGCCATCCGATTCAGGAACCATAACGGACATACAACGCTCGATGAAATCCTTCTGTGTTTCGCCTGCGCTAGGCTTAGGTATAGGCATGTTACGCCTCCAAATGTTCCCGCATAATACGATCCGCCCGGCATTGCTTCCACACAGCCAGCAATCGTTCCAACTCAACCCGCGAACCATGCCGGAACGCATCCAGCACCGCCTTACGCGAATCGCCGATGTATCGAGTCGTCAAGTAATCCGAATCCGTTTCCGTACCGTGATACTCCGCGAATGCTTCCCATGAGGGACCGAGAATCCGCCGTACGTCAGCAGCAAACGAATCATAGAACTCTCCGATCGCAATGTCCGTCGCCGCGTCATTCTCGCCACGAGCGACAATCCGTTCCAGCGATGCAATCTCCCGGTTCAACAGACGACCAGCAGCATCACGGAACAGCCGACGCATAGGACCGATCGAACTTGATTCGGTTTCATCCGACGCAGTCGGCGCACCCGCTTTGGGCGTCTGTGCCGTCTTATCTGCTACTTGTCCCGCCTTTTCGGCGGGAATCATGTTCACCGGCGATAAGTAAATGTCGCCCTTGTCCGGCTCAAGCGGGTCTAAATCCTCATACTCCCGCACATCGTTGGCCGACAACCAGCCCCATTGCCGACCCACAGAATACGCCTCATAGCGGGCCTTGATGTCGCCGCGAAGCAAAGCATCGACGGTGAACTTGACGTAGAACTCACCATCCGGCGGCAACAGCTTGCGATTGATTTCCTCTTCGATACGAATGAGCCACGGACGGAGCGTGTGCACCACGAACTCAATGGCAAGGTGCTCGATATTGGAAAACGTGGAGCGGGTATTCTCGGCGAGCATGTGCGGTGGAATGCCGAAAATCCTGGCAATCTCATCGACTTGAAACGTCCGCTGTTCAATAAACTGAGCATCCTTGGCGTCTACGCCTATCTTCGACCACGCCATGCCCTCTTCAAGAATCAACGTGCGACCGGCATTATGTGGACCGGCGTGGCGCTTCTCGAATTGCTCCCGCAAGCGGTCGTGGGCTTCTTTTTCCAGATGTTCCGGGTGAGTCAAAGCCCCGGACGGGGATACGCCGTTGCCGATGGATGCCCCCGCGTGACGCTCCGCGCCGAGACCGAGTCCAATCGTTTCACGAAACAGCGTTACCGGCGACTTGCCTACGATGTCGTCGCCAAATAGCGGAATGTGCAATATCCGGTGAGGCTCGAATACTTGCGGCGGGTTCTCCCCGCTGTTGTATTCGTACTCGACTACCCGCGTCGTCTCATTGCGGCGTGGCGTGACCCGCTCAGGATGTAACGGGTACAACGCGACCAGCTTCCCGGTCTGCTTATCGTCGCGAACGATCTCGTTGTACGAATTCCCGACCAGACACATCGAAGCCCCGATGTATTCTTTCCAGCGCATCGGAGTCTGTTCTTCATTCGGCGAAACCCGCAACACTAAATCGACCGGATGGTTTGGAACGTGTCTCTTTATTTCGCGGCCATACCGTTCGCCGCGTTGATACACCTTCAACGGCAAACCGCCGATTCCCTGCGAAATGATATTGACCGCCCGGTAGAACGCGGACCAGGTCAACGCGGATTCGCGCGTGACTCGCACGCCGGAATTGGAAGCGCCTAGAAAATCCAAATAGGAATAGGAGACAGTTCGCGGAGGTTTGCTTGTACGACGCACCTTAGGTTTAGTTACGGACGTAGGCACTAAATACTAAAACTCCAACAGTCCGCGGGCAGAAT